GCTTCAATGATGGACTGCTTTGCAGCCTCTCCAGTCACCTCAGCCAACTGAGCAGGAACCTCAAATTGGAACTCATCGTGGACATTGGCTACGAGCTTCACAGGCCACTTGTTGAGCTTGATTTTATCATTAAAAATCACCAGTGCCTTCTTCATCACAATAGCCCCTGCTCCTTGTAGGAGACTGTTAAGGGCTGCATGCTCAGATCGTACCCAAATACGTCTGCCATCTAACCCAGGTACAGAGCCTTTCTCAGCATGCTTAGCGACTGTGGCAAGTAAGCGTCCAAGGGCTGGGGTTTGCTTGAGGAACTTGTCCTTGAGGGCTGCTCCATCTCTTGCACTGCCTCCAACGATAGAACCAATCTTTGAATCTCCTGCTCCATATAGGAACGCATAGATAAAAGTTTTAGCAAGGTCTCGTGTAGCAAGTCCCGCTGCTCGTTGGTTAACTGTGTGAACATCTGTTCCATCTTTAGATGATCCCTCAGTGACAGTTCTAACATAATCTTCATCCTTCATAAAGTGAGCAAGCATACGTAGCTCAAGACCGCTAGCGTCACAGCCAACCAATACATTACCATTTTCTACCGTCCAACATTGTCTACATTCAGGGCCATACAAGCTACCAGCGTTAGGAATCTGAGCCATGTTAGGCTTAGAGTGAGTCATACGTCCTGTCACCGCCCCGTTGGTGATGACCTTACCGTGTACTCGTCCGTCTGGCCCCATAGCCTCTAACCACGATTCTACCTGAGCAATCCGCTTCTGGAGCAACAAGTATTCTGCAATGATCTTAGCCTCGGGAATGTTCACGTCCATCAACACAACTTCATCAACAATGGGTTGTCCTGTCTCAGTGAACTTCTTAGGCTTCCATCCTAGCTCTTGGAGCTTTTCTCCGATCTGCTTTCGTGACCCAGGATTGAAGGTAATGATCTCGTCCTTGAGTCGCTTTCCTGTCTTTTCTGAGAATCGCTCAAGGGTGACTGGAGGCCATCTCTCTTGCATTTGTTCATATATTTCAGCCATTTTTGTCTTGAGGTCAGTAAGTAAACAGGTTGCATGGATTGTGTCCAGTTTAAATCCGTTACGCTCTTGTTGAGCAATGATTGCTGCCACTTGATGTTCTAGCTCCAGGGACTCTGGAGAGAACCCCTTCTTCTCCAGCTCTTTTGTCAGAAACTCATACGTTTTTTCCAAAACGTCAACATCTCTCTTGCAATAATGTACCAAAAGACTGTCAATGGGTTTATCAAAACATTCACCAGGATACTCCTCTCGTCTGTCCATCATCCAAGACCACACAGCAGCATAGTCAATCTTTGGAATACCGCTCTGCTTTCCGTAGCTTTCCAAGCTGTGTCCGCTCTCTCTCGTTGGCTCTAAGAGCCTGCTTGCTACTAATGTGTCGTATGTTCTCTTCAATCCGATCTTCGTCTTCCATAACCTGTTCAAGTGATAGAAATCGAATCCGATCCCATGATGAGCTATCAGGAGTGTAGCCTTGCTTAGATAGTCGTTTAGGCCATTTGGATTTTTCCATACTTTAACTTCTCCGGTTTCAAGGTGCTTTGTTACTACGAGCCATATAATGTTATGGCTGAGGTCGGTTTCAATGTCAAGTGCAATCTTCATATTTATTGTACTTCCGTTTATTTTCATCTAAAGTAATAACTTGTATATTACTCCATGAATCTAAACCGCTAACGTTTTTTCCATGCATTGGAACGATATGGTCAACAGACCATGTTACACCTGTATTTTTAGTTCTCGCTTTAGCAAGTTCTTTAGCTTCTTGTTTAACTAAAAGAGTTAATTCATCGTCTCGCAATCTTTGTTTTCGTTGTTCATACAGTTCTCTTTTCTTTTGTTTAATCTTTTCTTTGTTTTGCTCATAATATTGTTTTTTCTGTTCAGAGATAGCTTCTTTGTTATCCTCTCTCCATTTTTTGTTTTTTTCAAGTTCAGATTTCCTAAAATCTTCATCTTTACGCCTGTTACGTTTCCATTCACGGGCATATTCTTTACTCATCTTCATAAGATTCTCCTAAAAAGAATCATCTTACTTTATTTTCTCTTCGATGTCAAGAACTTTATTACATTGTCCAGTGCTATCTTCATGCGATGCTTTCAGTTCTTCGTATTGATGGATAAGAGTCTGATACTTCGATTGTAACTCATAATACTTGGATTCTAGATCCATCATTCTTCCTACGAGTTGATCGAGTGTCATCATTTTAGGTTCATCCATAGCCCCACCTGAGCAAAAGCGTAACCAACCCAGATCATACCATTAGGTAGATCCCCCTTGAGCCACTGGAGAGTGCCTACGATAGCGTAGCCCACCCCTGTAGCCCCTACAATGATGTGTTCAATCATCTTTCTTTTCCTTAGTGCTCTCAAGATACTTTTTGGCATCATTCACGATCTTCTCTACATCTTCCCTGCCAAAGATAGCCTCCCAACGCCGTGCGTATTCCTCTTCAGTGATGCTGAATGGGCGAGGACTGCTGCCTTTACCGCCATCTGATTTGCTCATAGATCCTCCAGTTTAACTTCGTGCATTCTACCAGTATCCACATCATAGCGAAGGTCACAGGCAGGCCCAGTGAGGCCGCTGTAGCGGTTCTTCGCCACTGCTACCTTGGTTGTGTGCCTCTCGGTAGCGTCTGCGCTCATGGAGTTGCGCTCAAGGGTGATAACAGCATCTGAGAGCTGTGCAATCGCTCCTGAGCCTCGCAGTTGACTCAGGGACACTGCTTGCCCATCCTCGTGCCCTTGGTTACCGCTAGGACGCTTCAAGTGAGATACAACAATCAAAGTAATGTTAAGTTCCTGCACCAGTGTTCGCAGGCGGGTCATCATCACATCGATAGCCTTACGCTCATCCCCAGAGTCTTGACCAGAAATAATAATAGACAGGTGGTCAAGGAAAACAATACGACAATCGCAAGCTTTCGCCATATACCGGATGCGGTTAATAATGTTATCGGCAGAAGTGCTACCGAAATGGTCAAATAGGAAAATCCGATCAGTGCCAAGAGTGTGTTTAAAAGCATCCTCAAGCTCCTCAGTTGATACCTTAGTGTCCGGCAGGTGAAGGAGTTTATTAGCCTTCAAGCTCATAATGCTCCGGGCAGTCTTACGTACAGATTCCTCCAAGAACATACCGCCGATGTTCCACTTCGTGGTGTTCAGGATATGGTAGAGAATCTCTCGCAGGAACTGACTCTTACCCAATCCAGATCCTGCGGTGACTGTAATCAACTCAGCAGGCCGGAACCCATACAGCAGAGAGTTCAGCCCCTTAAAGGGATACAGAGCCTCCGCAGGTTGCTCTGGTTTGCTTACTTCATCCCAGAGTGACGAGGCAGCAACAATTCCGTCAGGGACATACGTTTCAGCCTTCCACCAAGAATCCACAAAAGACTTCGTTTCGCCAGATTTAAGATAGTCACAGGCATCCTTACAGGTTTGAATATGTTTAACAATCTTCGCTTTAGCGCCGAACAGTTCAGCCACCTCTTCTGCGGCCTTCTTACCGGGTTCATCAGCATCAAAGCAGATCACCACGGACTCGAAAGAATCCAGCCATTCAAAGTTAGCCTTGCAGTCCTTCAGGGCACTCTGTGCGCCGTTCTTGATGGACACCACAGGCCACTTGCTTCCCAGCATCTGGAAGGCCGCTAGTGCATCCAGTTCACCTTCCACCAGCGTGACGTACTTGCCTCCCTTGTGAAACAGGGATTGACCGAACAAGGTAGATTTACCCCAATGTCCCTCCACCGAGAATGTCTTGTTCGCCACTGTGCGCACCTTAGAGGCCACATAAGCACCAGTCTCATCAGCATACGGATAGATGTGCTTCTGACCTGTCTGAGTGACCTTGTAGTGCTCGCAGGTGTCCCTGGTGATCCCTCGGTCTGGAATCGGTTTAACTTCGCCTTCAGTTTTCATTTCTGGCTTTGGTTTAGATTGATAATTTGCTACTGCTTCTTCTAAGGATTCTATCACCCCGCAGGCAAAGCAGTAGGTGTGCCCATCTGAGTAGAGAGCATTGGCGTCAGAGGAGCCGCAGTGCTCGCAGGCAATGTGCCTAACGAATTCTGAGGTTGTTTCGTGGATCACGTGTTCTTCTCCTTGAGTTTGGCTTCGATGGCACGGGCGAATTTCAGTTCTGAGAAATAATTAAATTCATCCGTTGCAACCACTTCGGCATCGCATATTTCGGCAAACGTCAGCCCCACCCAAGGGCGTT